AAACCGACGCTTCTTGTCCTGCTCGTCCTGGCTGAGGCGGAACTGGGTGACTTTGCCGTCACTGATCGCCCCTTCCAGGTTGGCTCTCACGTCGTTCAAGAGCTTGAGCATGATGCGGAGCTTCTCCGCGCCTTCGGTATCGCGCATCGGGCATTGCTCGATGCGGTGAACGATTGCTTCGCGCACCTCGGCGAAGGCCGCCTGCAGCGCGGGGCTGTCGAGCAGGCGCTTCGCGTTCGCGGCGCGCTCGAGCTGTTCGGTGATGTCGGTCATAGATCTCCCAATGCAATCAGCGTCTGCGCGTCGTCTTGATCCTGCAGCCAGCGGCGGCGCTCCGCCTCCAGAGCGGCTGTCGCGCGGCGTGCGGCGTCCTGGTACAGATTCCCGAGCAGCGCCCGGGCTTCCCGCAGCGCGTCACTCTCGGGCAGGTTGGTGCGCAGGGTCGGCGGCGCCAGTCGCACCGGCTTTACCTGCCCGAGGCTGCGAACCGAGGCCGTCCGCCGCGCCACCAGCTCGTCCGCCTGGCGCTCGGCTTCCCGCGGCGCCCGCTCCTCGAACTGTTGGAACAGCTGCTGGGCTTCCGCCGGGGTGTTGACGTAGATGATCTGCCCGTTGATCTCGACCCAGTAGCGGCGCGAGCGACTCGCCCGCCCGCCACCGCGCACCGCCGAAGTTCCTGTGTCGGGGACCGGCGCGCTGATCGCCAGATCCAGTTCTGTGCCGCCGATCGTCAGCGACGCGCCACTGGTGGCAAGCTCGGACTCCGCAGACGCCGTCCCACCGGAGAGCTGCAGCTGCCCGTTGGATTCGACGGTCTGGTTGGCGACAAACGTCGCCCCCTGCCCGGCGACCGTCAGCGCGCCGTAGTCGATCTCGAGCGAAATCGGCTCTGGGGCGCGGAACGCTCTGCGCCTGGCGCGCGGCCATATGAGCGGCGCCTCGTTGCTGCTGGCAGTTGCGCCCGTGACCGTGAGCGTGCGTGCTTTGATGATGTCGATTTCCGGGCCGTCGCGACCCAGATACGGGAGGTACATCACCAGTGCTTCCGGGCGCACGCGCAGCGGACTGATGCCCGCGGCGAGCATTGCCACTTCAGCGTCCGTCAGCGCGACATTCCAGATCGCGGGATGCGCGATCTGGCCGATCATGCCCGCGAAGGTGCCCAGTTCCCGCGTTAAGCCCACCGCAGTGCGCTTTAAGTCTCCTGCTGTGACCGTCAGGCTCGTCGTGTTTGTGCCTTTGCTGCCGCCGTTCAGGAATGCTCTGCGGTCAGCAATTCCCGCCCACACACCGCACCCGTTCTGCCAAACGCTTCCAGTGGGAGCCGCAGAGCTTACTGCGCTTGGAACTGTGTTGTGTTGCCGGGACTCAGCGAAAACGCTTGAATAGGCGCCGCTATTGCAAGCGATGGCGAGCTTAAACCCTCGGGCTTCGTTAAATGCTCCGTTTTGCCCGCCAATTGAGATTAGCGTCTGATTTTGACTCGCACTCGTGGAGTAGTACCACGCGAACATCGAAAACGGCGGCGCCGTTACAACGGGCGTCTCGACGTTGAGATGATGACCGGTTGTTCCGTTGAACGAACGCGACATGGCGTTACGTCGTGTATTCGACGATTACCCGCACCACCTGCGCGTCCCCGGCCATATCGTCGCTGCCGTCTGCTGTCTTGCGCGCAAGTCGCAACGTCACGTCATCCCCGGCCGCAACGGCATCGGTCTCCGTCAGGGTCAGCGACACGGAGTGCAAACGATGACCCGTGGTCCCGAGGTGCGTGTCAGCAACCGTCTCCTCGGTGTCGAAGGCTTTGGTCTCGATGTCCTGGCTGTCCGTGTTGGGCGTGATCGCCGCAAGACTGACGCCCCAGACCACCCCGCCACTTGATGCGGTGTCGGCGTACCAGTGAATCGTCACGGTCCAGTTGCCGCTGCCGTAGTCGAACGCGGGAAAGCGGAAGTAGACCGTTTCCGATGTCGTGGTGTCGAACGCCAACGACGTCACCGGAAAATTCGTGCCGGCTACCGCTTTGAATTGCGCGAAGTTCGAGGCGGGATACAGCGCCGCCTCCGGCTCCAGCGCCAGGCGCATCGTAGCCACGTCAGGTCACCGTCAGGCGCAGGATGCCGTTCGCTCCCGGGGTCACCGTGAGCGTGTTGCCGTCCGTCAGCACGAACGTCGTGCCGTAGTCCACATACCCCACCAGCGGATCGCCCGTGGCGGTGTCGTCGTAAATGTAGATGTAGCGGCCGGTCGCGAAGTCCGCGCCCGAGGCCGTCCACGAAAACGGCGCTGCGTCGAACTCCCAGATGCCGGTGCCCGAGCCCGTCTCGCCGTAGGTGACGCCCGTCAGCGTGACGGCGGCATAGCCCCCGGTCGCAGCGATCTGCGTCAGGTCGCCCAGCAACGCGTTGGTGGCCTGCGCCGGCGTGGTGTTGGTGATCACGCCCTTGAACGTGTGCGTGTCGAAGTCGATGGTCGCATCGCCCAGGTACTTGCCGAGCTCGTGGACCGCGGTAAACGTCGCCATTAGCTGTTCCTTCCGTCGATGCGGTTGATTGCGACGCGCTCTGCATCGCGGATCTGCTGGCTCAAGGTGCGCGCCCGCTCTCGGGCGGCATTGGCTACCTCGAGCTCCCGCTCACGCTCGGCACGCAAGTCCGCAGACGCCACGAGCGCTGCCGTTTGAGCCCGCCGTGCCCGGTTGTTGCGGGAAATGGCGGGGTTCAGCCCGATGACGGTCGCTTTCACTCGCTCACCACCGGTCGAGACCCGACGATGCGCCCCGTGCCGTCGCGCAGGGCTTCACGCGGCGCACCGACGACACGCACGGCTTGGGAAAGTTCCTGCAGCGCGCGCAGAATGGTCTCGGTCTGCTGCGTCTGCGACTGCATGAGCGTGCCGATGAAATCGGCCATGGCTTTCGTTTCCATTTCCTGCGTCTTCGCCTCAATGACCTTGGGGTTGTTGCTGATCCGCCGATCCTCGGACGCCGCAGCGCCGTCGATCTTCACCAGCTCGGTCTGCTGGTCCGCGGCTGCGATCTGCAGCTTGGTCTGGTTGTCGAGCTGCGCCTTCTGCAGCAGGGTCTGCGAGCGCATCTGCTCGGCGGCCATCACCGTCACGTCAGGCTGCGGCGGCGGGCGGGGCGGCATCTGCGAGGGGTCGGTCCAGAACCGCTGCGGGGCAGAGAAGTCGGCGGCCTTGGTGATCTCGAGCGCGGTCTGGTAGAGGTTCTGCGCGTTGACGATCGGCAGGCCGCCCGCCATCGCCTTCTCCTGCAGCTGCGCGATCATCATCAGGCGCGACACCATGGCGTCCTTGTTGCCGGCGGCGAAGCCCACCGAAATGCGCATGTCGTTGCGGGTCTTCCACGCCGAGGGGTCAACGCTCACCCACTGCCCGCGCAGGCGCACCACTTCCTTCTGGTGGCCGGTCTTGAGCACCAGCTCGTGCGCGATGCTGAACAGCTCCTCAATCCCGGAGGCGAAGATCCGCGCGATCTGTTCGACGCGCTGGGCGGCCATCGTCGAGAGCTGCTGGATACCCGAGGCGGTCTTGTTGAGCGTGTTCTGGTCCGAGCCCTGGAAGTACCGGTTGACGCCCGTGCGCCCCTCGGTGATCTGCTCCATGAACCCCAACGCGTCGATCGCGGCGGGGAACACGAACGGCGTGGTCACGGGCAGGAACGATGCCCCCGGGGGACCATCGACGCGGATGCGCTGACCGGGGCGCGAGGTCAGCACGTCGTCAAGGTTCACCGTGTTCTTGTCGAACGCGATCGCGGGGTTGTTCGCAAAGTACAGGTTGTCGAGCGCCTGGCGCAGGATCGCGCTCTTGATGCGCTGGATATCCCCGGTCAGATCCGCGACCGAGAGCCCGATGTGCCGATGCGGCAGCGGGTTCGGCACGATCGAGGAGACGGGGATGCGGCTGCACTCCTCGCGGTAGAGCACCTTGCGCCCCACCCGCAGCACGTACTGCAGCTCGGCGATGCCATCCTCGTCGTAGTCGTGGCGTATCCACACGCAGCGCACGCGCACCCGGCGCATCTCGGGGCTGGAGACGCCCTGCAGGTCGATCGAGGCGGCGGTGTTCTCGTTGTACTGGTCGCGAGCGTCGTCCTCGAGCGCGTCGCCCTCGACGTCGTCCGGGATGTCGTCCTCGACGTCGTAGCCCTCGGCGCGCAGCGCGGAGATGGTCTTGTAGTCCCAGTACTCGAAGTAGTCGCAGCCGCGGAGGCTGAAGCTCGGCGTGTTGTGCGAGACCTTCACCCGCTCAGGCGGCAGGACCTGAAACGCCAGCTGCCGGCGCTCCTTGGTGCGGCGTAGCTCGATGTCGTACAGCTGGCCGGTTTCATCCGAGGGGTTCGCCCCCACCAGCTCCACGCCCTCGCCCTGCATGAGCAGCGCGAGGCCCTCCTGCGTCTGGCGCTCGTAGCGCTCGATCTCGACGTGCCGGGTCTTGTCGATGTACGCCCAGCAGTAGGCGTTCTTGGTCAGCAGGGCGTCGGTGAACCACTCGTTGCACAGCTCGAACCACTTGTTGCGCTGCGTGACGAGGTAGTTGAGGTACTCGCCCTCCTGCTTCGCGGCCGCCTCGTCCTCCGGGCCCTGCGGGATGAACTCCACGATGTCCTCGCCCGAGGCGAAGATGCGGCACAGGCTCGGCAGAATCCACTGCACTGTTTCGAATGTGGTCCGATCGACCACAGAGGAGCGCCCCGGCGGCGCGGGGTCGACGTCCTTGCCGAGGTACAGGCGGATCGCCAGGTCGCGCTCGTCCGCCAGCTCGCTCTCGGAGGTGCCGCCGTAGGCGTACTCCTCCGCGGCGTCGATCGCTGAGAGCAGTTTGTCGAGATCAGGCATTAAACGATTCC